GTCCAAGAAATAAGACTCCCGACCCATGGTCTTGATTGCTTTCAGCTAGGTAACGCCTGGCGGGAAGCCAATACCACGCACCGCGGAGCTGGGAGTGACCAGGGGAATTATTTGCCTAACGGTAATCTAATGTTTGCTTATTACTGTGAATAGACCTATCCCAAGAGAGAAAAAAAGGGGATAGGTTTTAAAGGTGAGAAAACTGTGCATACCACATTTTGGCCACAATCTCAAGTAGTTTTTTCTTCAACTTCCTTACAATAAAACTTGATATAAATTTTATTATGATTAACATAGTCATCACCCATTACACCCAATAATGAAAGCGAGTCATTATAGCCTTGATGCATACAACTCGACCAATCCACAAAGGATTCCTGGTGTTGATATGGGGGCTTACATTCTCCTGCTAAAGCAGAACAAATAATGATACTTAATAGTATTTTCATCTTGACTTCCTCTAGAAACATCCTATATTATAATTTAAATGAAAGGAACTAATATACATGACTGATATAAGTAAATATAGAAATGTGTCTTTAACACATGATACATACAATACTTTGACCAAGCTGTCTAAAGTTTTATTACCTGGAGCAAATTTGTCCATCAGTAAAACAGTAGAAGCAATTGCAAAAGAGAAAGCGCAGAAATTAAATGGCAAAATTCCAGCAAAAGCATCCAGCTAGTTTAGATGAAGCCAACAATGGCTCACCTGAAAAGGATCTTTGGAATGCGGTTTTAAGTAAAGCGGTAGATGATGCCTTCTTTACTTCTAACTGGAAAGAAAGTTTAAATTCTATTGATTGGATTGAATCTAAAAATAGAAACTTTAGACTTGTTTGTGAAATGGCTGGACGTAACCCGGATTATGTCTATCGAAAAATTTTAAAAAAAATTACTGACCGCAAACAGGAATTAATTAATAAAAAGAACCATATTCGAAATCTTCAAGACCTCGGAATCATGAAGAAATATGGAGAACGGTCGCCTTATAGGCCGAGAAAGGAAACATGACATACAAAGCAATATGTGCTACGTGTAAAGGAAATGGTTATCTTAATATTGAAGATAACAAAGGTGAGACTGAAGTTAAACAATGTTGGACTTGTGAATCCAATGGAGAGGTAAAATTATATGATCAAAAAGAAGTTGACGATTTTATTTATAATACTTATTACCGTAAGCGGTTGCAGTGAATTTGCACTCCTTGCTTCAGGGAGTTCTATTGCGGTATCACAAAATGCATACGTTAAGGCTTACAATGGTATTGATGTACTAACGATTGTTAAAACAAAAAAAGATATTAAAAAACATTTATATGACCAAATCAAAGACGCAAAAAAGAGAACGAGGACGCAAGTGGGATGGGCGAAGTCGTATTTCAACCAGTAAGTATAAGAAGAATTATAACGAGATTAACTGGGGCAACATGGACGAAGTTGCTAATGAAATCAATAAGTTACGTAACGATAACCTCCATGCTGAAAATACAGAAAGGCTAAAACAAGATGATTGAAATTCCTATTAATAAACACATGACCGAGTACGGGGAAGGTGTGTTGAAACACAAGAACCTGGGAACACGAAGAGCGGGTTTTAATGGAACGCCCGCGCAGCAACTCACCGGGATTCTAGGAGAGTTAGCCGTTTACGAAATTATGAATTGGTCTTATCCTAGTTATGAAGACTTTCATCAAGACGATATTATTATTGGAGAAAAGAAAATTGATGTCAAGACCCGTGGTTCCAAGTACGATATGAAACCTGATTGGGCCCATAACATTGTGATGTATCAACTTCCTAAACTTTCTCCTTATATAATCTTTTGTAATCATAACCGAGTCAAAGAACACATCCAGGTGTGTGGCTACTTAACCAAGGACGAGATAGAAAAATTATTAGTCAAAACCGATAAAGGTGGCGTTAAGAAGCGTGACGATGGTACGTGGTTCAGGACCGGTGCACCGCATGGCGAAGTGTATCAAAAACAACTACACGACATAAGCGTGGCTACTGATTTGGAGAACCTCGATTGAAATTAAATAGTAAATTTACCTATACGACTGCCACAAGTGTCACGGACCATGGAGCACGGACCTACGATGTAAAAGGGACTAGACTTCCAAGTGTCACTACGATATTAGCACGGACCAAGGATCAATCTTTTTTAAATAAATGGAAGGCAAGAGTCGGTGAAGCAGAAGCAGAGCGAATCAAGAATTTATCTAGTAGGCGAGGGACAAGCATGCACAAATTCCTGGAATCTTATATCACAGGTATTGGTTACGATGATCTTACAGAACTCGGACAGGCGGCGAAGCCCATGGCCAACAAAGTTATTGAGATGGGTCTTACGCCAGTGGAAGAATACTATGGTTCTGAAGTTACATTATATTATCCTGGCTTATATGCTGGGAGCACTGACCTGGTTTGTCTACACAATGGTTTAGAAACTATTGCAGATTTTAAACAATCTAATAAGCCCAAGAGAGAAGACTGGATAGAGGATTACTACTTACAAATAGCAGCTTATTGCATGGCCCATGACTACGTTCATGGCTCTAACATTAGACAAGGTATTATAATGGTATGTACTCCTGACCTATATTTTCAGGAATTTAGATTCCAAGACGCTGAATTACGTAGATGGAAACACAAATGGTTGAAAAGATTAGATGAATACTATAGAAAAACAGAAGTCAAATCATAAGTACAAAGAGAGTCGGAGACGTGCTAGACTGGCATGGTCTCGAACAGAACATGGTAAAGAGTGGTCAAAAAATTATATGAGACAATACAGACAACTTCCCCATGTAAAAGTAAAGGCAAGAGAATACTACATTAAAAAAATACTTAAGGAGTCGATAGATTATGCGAGAACGAGTATATAAAGCCCTAATTAAAAGATATGAGTCCGAGCAAGAAGATGCTCTATTAAAGATAGACTTGCTCCTGGTGAACGCTGGCAGCAACGCTGTCATGGTGGATCATGTGGACATTACAGGCGAAATTGACAAATTATTGGCCAAATGCGCTACTTCTGCAGAGAAAGTGGCAACATTAAGGCGATATTATAGCAGCAATTAGGCAAATCTACATTATATACATAGTACTAAAACTCATGAAATTGTTTTTGAAAAAAAAAAATTTCAAATACAGTGTAAAATGTAAAAATGAATGATTAGTGAGTAATACCAACGATAAAGCTCTACATTTTACGAATTTGTAAAATGTATAAAATGTTGTAGGGTTCAAAAAGTGAGGAAAGACGTAGGGTTAATCGGTCGTGCGCGAACAAAAGAGTTCTTGAAAAACATTTTCTGTGGTATTTAGTCCTATATGAAAAGGAAGAAGAGTAAATTCAAACACATTGTCATTAATAAAAAGAAGTACTACTTCTACAAAATAAAGTGGATTGATATATTGGGAGATTCGGGTCATGCCACAGCAGAAGAGTTTGACAAGATGGAGTGTTCTATTATAGTAACCTATGCTTATGTTTACAAAACATCAAAGAAAAAACTTCTTACGTTTGCTAGCTTCGATCAAAAAGATGAATGCTACTCTGATAGGAATGTTTTCCCGACTGGCTGCATCATTTCGAAAGAAAGATTAAATGTTTAATCCTGATAAACTATTTATTATTGGGATGGCTGTGTTTTTTCTTTTGGCGATTTATTCTCTAACTCTGGTTCCTCGCTAGGTGTCGGATTGGCAACAATATTTTCTGACTCTTTTTCTATTTTCTCTTTTTTGGTTTGTAATGGTTTTTGTTCCAACGATGGGGCTTCGGGGGTAACGTTTAAAATTGGTGAGTAATCGTCTAAAATCTGTTTCATCTTGGCTTCTAGTTCTAGTTCTGACATATCTTCTAGTTTCCCATGTTTTATTATTTTTCTGTCTATGTATAATCCTGCTACCTTTCCACGATTTGATTCAGCGTTTACTGCAGCAGAGAAAGAGTTCTTCTTCAAAGCAAGCTCTTTTATGCGAGCAAGTTCAGCAACGTGAGTATCATAATTAACTTCAAACTTTTTGAGTCTTTGTTCTTTTAATTTACCCACATGTTGTACAACAAGTGGAGATAGTCTAGGGTTCAATAGTTCGGACCCTTCTTGCGCAGCTCTATTTTTACTGTATCCAGCCATGATAGCTGCTTCAGTTTGAGTTACAGGTCCATCAGGTCCCCCGAAGACTATAATCTCGGCGAATCTTTGCTGCATTTCTGTTAATCTTTTAGGAACACCCATATTGACAATTTAAGGTAAGTATCCTATAAAGTCAATAATGAAAGATGATCGGGGAGATTTAGATTTAACTAAACAGATAGATGTTTTGCGTCAAAAAGTACATGATGCAGAGCTAGAGACTTCATTGGTTAAAGCTATTGGTATTAACTCTCCAGAAATGAAAGAGGCTAAAGCTGATGTTAAAGAAAGCCATGATAGGTTAGCCGAATGTTTAGAGATAGATCGTTCACATCAAACTATAAATGGAAAGTTAAATATGAAAATAAGTGAGTTAGAAGAAACTAATTTAAATTTAAGAAGAGAGATTACAAACAAAGAACAAGAAGTCCTAGAGATTCATGCTGACAATATTAAGTTGGCACATCAAGTAGAGGATAAAGTTTCTATGTTAAGAAAGGCAGGATTAATTTAATGTACGTTAAAGATTTACAAGAGTTCTTATCAAAGTTCACTGAAGGTGGAAACGGCAAACAGGGAAATGCATTGTCTAATGCTGTTATCTTTGTGGAGAAGAATGGCTACTTGGAAGAAATTAAAAAGATGGAAATACAAGAGCATGCCTCACCTATTATAGGTCAAAAGAGTGCTCACACAGCTCACCGGTTGGTATTAAAAACAGAGACTGCAAGAAAATTATTACTGCCAGATAAGCTACGTGGAGACATCTAGTCTTACCCTAAAAAAGTCATGGGTCCAGAGGCTAAATTATATCAAAAAGTTAAAAAGAAAACTCCTTCCATTATATGGAATAGGATAGAAAACTTAAGTCTTATTGGTATGCCCGATGCATTGGGATACAACAAGAATCATAAATTTTTTACAGTTGAGTTTAAAGTTACCCGAGGGAAGAAGTTGAGATTTTCTCCGCACCAAATTGCGTGGCATGTTCAGCATCCTGACAATACTTTTATCATAGCCCAGACCCTTGGTCCGGGCTCCTCTAAACTTATTTATTTGTTCCATGGATCTAGGATCTTGGAGCTTGATGCTTGGGGCTTGGAGCTTGATGCTTGGGCCTCTACGCTTGAGGCTTGCTGCTTGAAGCTTGAGAACCTGAACTAGGTTCTGGTTTGCTTGGGGCTTGACGCTTGAGACTGGATCCCCGGTCCACGAACGATGGATAAGTCTCCAGGTATTCATCATGTAATTGGTTGATGATCTCCGGGCGTATACGAGCGCCGCCCCAGCCTTCAGGAGGCGCGTTCTCTTTATTTATTTTTTTGATTAGTTTGGACAGTTTAATGTTTGCCATAGCTCACAGTCGGTATAGTGCGGTTCCAGCATGCGCGGCAATCTCCGCACTTGTTTCCCTGCTTCGGTGCCGGGCAGCTGGCGTCATGGCCTGATGTGACTGTACTAGTCCAGGGCCAGAATTTTACGGCTGGTTGATCAATCATATGTGAAGACATTCTAATAATTAAGTTTGTTGGTATTGTGTCAGGATTCAGATCTTTTAAAAATTGCGCTTCTCTGGTTGGCATCCAGTGACTTGTCTCTGGTGTCAGGCGGCAGACCTCGAATATATTTTCTAGATGGGCCATCGACTGAATGTCGCCGGCGTCGTGCCAGCGGAAGTACTTATGGCCTGTGATCAGGGCAACCATGGCCGGGATCCACGCTTGATGCTTGAGGCTTTGGAATCTTTTTTCCAGGGCCTCTTCAACTTTTGGAAATCT